CCCTTCCACAGCCGATGTCATCCGCTTGACAGCTCCCTCAGCTGTGTCATCCATAGTGGCGGCCATGCCTGCTGCTGCTCCTTGAGATTTCTCAAAAGATCCAGACAGCTCATCCACCACTCCAATGCTATCCAATAGGACCAGCAAGGCACTTTGTGCATTTCGTCCTACCTCATCCTGGGCTCCTCCCAAGGTCAGGCTTTCCTTGCTCAATCCTTCCAGGGCAGCTGTCACATCACCGCCTGTGGCTCCAACTGTGGAGAGGATCCTGCGGAGTGAAGTTCCAGCCTGGCTTCCCTTGATCCCGTTGTTTGCCATTGCTGCGAGCATGGCAGTTGTCTGCTCAATGCTTAGCCCTGCTTTCCTGGCAACAGGAGCCACAAACTTCATGGAATCCTGGAAGCTTCCCATGTCCAGGGCAGAGCTGGAGAAGCTGGCTGCCATCACATCAGTCACCCTTCCTGTCTCACTTGCCTTCAGACCAAAAGCCCTCAAGGTTGCACCAGCCACTTCAGCTGATTGTGCCAGATCGGATCCTGTTGCTTGTGCCAGGTTCAGTGTTGCCTCTGTCACATCAGTGATCTGCGAGGCTGTGAATCCCAGCTTTGAAAATTCAAGCTGTAAAGCTGAGACCTGTGTGGCGCTGAATCGTGTTGAACTGCCCAGCTCCAGGGCATTCTCTTTTAGCTTCTTGAACTCACTTGCTGTGGCCCCAGAGACAGCTTTCACCTTTGCCATTGACTGCTCAAAATCAGCAGCTACCTTGAAGGAAGTGATGCCGATCAAGCCCAAAGGAGCTGTGACATTCCTGGTCAGATTGGCACCGCTTCTCTTGAGGCTCCTTGATGTGCTGCGCATAGAGCGCTGCGCTTTCTGCAGCCCGTTCTCAAAGCCATCAGCATTGAGATCCAGGAGGACGCTTAAGAGGGATTGCCTTGCCATTTCTTCAGGTATTCTATTTGATCAGCTGATGGGATATCTGTGCTTGTGTCGTTTGCATATGGGTTGAAATCGCTTGGCTTGTATGGCTTGGATTTCGGTGATCGTTGGGTGTTTGCTACCAGGGCCATCATTGCAGATGTCCTGGCCCATTGTCTCTCTTCCTGATGCTTCAGGCCTCGTGACCAGCATCCAAATTCAGCCAGGGTCATCCCCCAGAACTGATCAGGAAGCAATCCCATTGAGAGCCCCAGGGAATAGAGCTCTTTCCAGGTGCTTATTGTTGCTCCCTCTTCTACTTTCCCGCAGTCTCAGACTCTGGATCATTGAAGCCCAATGCCTCACTGATCTGCGCTGCGTATGCTGTGATGGCATTTGGATCAGCCAGGACCAAAGCAGCAAAGCGATCAAAGCCCAATCCTTTTGGAAGATCCTTGCCATGATAAACAGCAGCATTCTTGACTCCTGCCCAGAGCACAGCTGGAACGAATTCCAGGGCATTGCTTGTGGCAAAGTGATCCAGATCAGCCAGGTCCATTCCTTGATCCTGACAAAGGATCCGGAAGCAGTTCATGTTGAGCAAAGCATCCAGGGACATATCCCCAGCTTTCACTTGCACTTCTCCTCTCAGTGTGTTCATGTAGTTAATGGATGAAGCAAGGCCCAGCACTCCCAGGTAAGGAATGCCAGGCCTGCCTTGGTTTGGTTTAGCTGACTGCTGCCTCAGTTATTGGGCCGGTGTTCTCAAGAGTGATGCTGAATGTGGCAATTTCATTCACTGCAGCTGTCTCCTCAAAGGAGGTGATCACTGCATCAAAATACACTTCTTTATCACCTGAGACTCCTGTGGTGAATCGTGCCTGATAGTTTGCATCATCAGTGCCACCCAATGCCACTGATCGCAGCTGCTGGGATCCTATTGTGTCATCATACTTCACAAAGCCTTCAGCTGAGATGGTTGCTGATTGCAATCCATAGAGAAGTGTTCGTGCTCCGCTGTTTGCTTTTGTTGTTACATCCAGGGTCTCATTTGAGATGCTGAGTGTTGCTGTGTTTGCGCTGCCTACAAGTGTGTAAGCTGAGCCACCATCTGTGCTGATATACAGCCCCAGGAGGTTGGCTCTTACGTTTCCGGTTGTTGCCATGTTTTAAGATTGGGAAGGTTCAAATTCATCAGAGCTGTCATCACTGATCAAGATCTCAAACTCCTCCACCTCATCGGCTTCAGGTTCAGGATCTGGATCTGGAAGGGGATTGCTCAGGTCAATTGCCCAGCCTTTCTTCACCCAATCCTTGCCTTTTCTTTGTTGCACAGTCATGATTGTGCCCACCCTGGCCTGGGTGTTTTTATTGTCTTTCAGGATCTCCAGCTTCATTCTGCGAACATCACCCGATCTGATGCCTGGACAGGTAAACCCTGGCAACAATCATCTGCGCTGATGAGCCTGGAATTCAGATGCGCACATGTAGGTGGAATCACCAGCAAAGTGATTCAGATTGAGCCGCTCAAAGCGCAGGCTCTGCAGGTTAGTGGTGCCCATAGTTCCTGAGAAATTGTCCAGCCTTGCTCTGACTAGCTCTGCAATGGTGAATGCCTCCAGGGCTGTCTTGGAATAGATTGTGATATCCAGCTCCACAAAATCATCTGAGCTGGTTGCATTCTTTGTGGGATTTGTTTCCACATCATTGATGGTGATCATGATCGCTGGCAGTGTCGCATCCTGATCAATGTGAACAGGGAAAATCCTGGGCCCCACATAAGCTGATATGGGCACAAAATTTGAGAGATATGTGATGATGTCTCCTATCATTTCAGATGCAGGTTGAGGATGTCATCGAATGAACTCATCAGCTTCTTCCTGATCTTTTCATTCGCTTTCTGGTACTTGTTATCAAAGGCAGTCCGAATGAATGGCTGTGCTCTGGATCCTGGGTGATCAATCTCCCTGGTGTGAACTTCCTTGCCTTGGCCAAAAATTCTGAATTCTCTCCTCTTACTGATCCGCTTGCCTCCCGCTGTTCCAAGTTCTACCAGGTGAGCATATCTGCCACCTACCCGGCCCTGCCTGGCTGATGGTCCAATGCGCACCCTGGCATGCACCTTGCCATTCCTGCTGCCTGTATTGGCCACCCTGTAAACCCTGACAACAATGCTGCTCTGGAGCTCTCCTGTCTTGCCAACAGGTGCCAGCTTCTTCATCTCTGTGGCAATGGGTCTGCCTGCAGATCTCATGGCGCTGGTGAAGATCCTTTCCAGCTTGTTTGGATCCAGGGCAGCAAGTGCCTTGATGTGCTTCTTAAAATCCCCTGGCTTGATGTCAAAGGTCGCTGTGCTTGAGAATTTAGCTGTGGCCATGATCAGTCATTGTTTCTAGCCACTGCAGTGATCTTCAATCCTTCTTGCCTTCCAATCTCAGCCAGGCCTGTGATGTGATAGGTGTCTGAGTTGTATGAGATCCTGTGGATGGTTGTGATGTCAGATCTGAAGCGGATGGTGAAAATCTTGCTGATCACTGTCACTCTCTGATCAGCTTCTTCTCTTTCGCTGGCTCCTGAATCCCGCACCTCTGCCCATACAGTTGCCAGATCAGAATATGTTTCTGCACCTTGATTCCAGGCATCAGTTGTTGAGCCTTTCTGCAGGATCGTGATCCTTCTATCCAATCGGCCTGGCTCCATTAAAATGTGCTGGGCTTGAATTTGTCCATCAGGTACTTTGCACCATGTACCAGGGGAGCTGATTGCACTCCCACCAGGACATCTTTCCTGTGCTCATAAAGGTGCCCCAGGATCAAAAGCATGGCGCTCTTCAATGTCTCTGGCACAGTGGTGAATCCTGCAGTGCCCGCGATCTGCACAGCATGCACCCGATCATCCACATCTGTGGGCAGGTTTTCAAACTGCACCCGGATCGGATGGCTCTTCAGATCAGTGAAGTATTCTGTAGATTGATGTGTTTGCAGCACTCCAGCTGAGTCATAAAATTTGACAGATGTGATGGTGATCCCTGGGCTGGCATGGATCTTCATCAAGCTGGAGAAATGGTCTGCATAATATGTGAAGCCACAGCTGGACAGATATTGTCCCGTGTACTCTTCCACAATCTCTCCCGCTGTGCTGATCAGTGATGTGATCAAAGCATCTTCAGCACTACTGTCCACCCGCAGGTGAGCCTT